GTGTTGGCCACATCTTCACTGCTGTTGCCAGCCCATCCCCGCTGTTCTTGCTCAACCCCTTGCGATTGTAGTTGCCGTTCTGGGTGGGGGTCGGCCATAGGTTGTGACGTGCCATCGTGTCCAAGCTGGGCATCCCTGCTCCCTTGAACGTTGTGCCGTCCTTGCGTTGCCCATTCTGCCCCGTTCCGTAAGGCTGGGCCGTTGGCGTGGGCACAAATCCAGACTCGATTGCGAATGTGGTGGGCATCTGCGGCACAAGCCGGAATAACAAACGCCCCTGCGGAGTAACCCGCTTCTTCCAGATCAGCGAGGCACTGGTCGAGTTCCATACTGATGATTCCAGGCACGTTTTCGCCAAGCACCCAAGCTGGCTGAACCTCCCGTATAACTCGTAACATCTCCGGCCAGAGATGGCGGTCATCTTGCTTGCCTCGCTGCTCCCCAGCGTGGGAGAAAGGCTGGCAGGGGAACCCTCCGCAAACAAGCTCAACTGCCCCTTGGTATTGTCGTCCATCGATCTTCCTTATGTCCTCATGGATGATGGCATCAGGCCAGTGCTTCTGCAGGATACGCCGACAGAACGGCTCAATCTCACAGAAGGCCACGGTCTCCATGCCTACCCGCTCGAGACCCAGGCTAAACCCCCCGATCCCGCTGAACAAATCAAGAACTCTCATGCCCATTCCGTTATACTCCCAGTGTGCATCCACCCCGATGCATGAGTGAAAAAGCACGGGGATAAGCGGTTCTTGTTTCCCAAGGCAGGGATCGCCTCCCCTTTCATACCCCACACATCCCGTCGCATTCATCCATAAAGCTAAACGTTGCTTGGCCCTCTGCCGGATCGGCTAGGTCAGCATCACGTAAGGGTGTGAGGGTTCGATGAATGTACAGTTGTTGAGATGTCCCTCGCACACCTTCTCGCACGGCTTCATCCACCATGCAGGCATCTTCCCAAGATTCAGGGTCACTGCTCTTCATCTCCCGCCATGTCGCATTGTCATGATAGGGACAGAAAGTGCATGCTGATTTGCTAGGCAACTGGTTGTACCCATGATCTTGTAACCACTCCAGGCATTGCAGCCGAGTCATATGCTCCTCAATGAGGGGCCATCGATGACGTTGCCATGCTTCTCTTGGTTCTTTCATGCGCTGCATTTCATCCCAAGAGATACCAATCCATTGTTCAGCAAGGATCTTCACCTTCCCTGCCTCATCTTTAGGTGCGCGTTGCCTAGGCTTTAGACCTACCAGATCCCTAACCTTCTTGTTGATAGGTTGGATCTTGTATTCATTGGTACATTGCCGCCGAAGCATGCCTTCACGCTGTCCTAGTTCGGAGGTCGTGTAAAAGGGAGACCCAGCGAAGCGTCCTACAAAAGAACCGTCTTCGTTTGCGGTCGTGGATTTTAAGATGGACTCACGTAAAGAACCTTTGGTTACCTTGTGTACAGGGAAAGGCAGCTGCGTTTCCAGCCAACTCAACCATTCATAGACACGGGTAGGCTCAGCCTGAGTATCAGCAAAAATTGCACAGTCAGGCATGGGTGTAATCTCACCATGAGCCGCCATCAATGCCATCACCGATGACTGCACGCCCGCACCTAACGAGATAACAGTTAACATTACTCAACCTCCCATGGTTTTTGCATATCATTCGATGCTAGGTAATGCCACACCGCTTTACCAGGTTCAGCATACGTCTTGACCTTATCTCCCAAGTACTTCTGTACGTAGGTGACAGCATTTCGGCAAGCCTTATTACCACTTGAAAGCTCCGCTTTCTTTAATGCTTGACGTGCCAAGATCTCTAGTTCCTTGCGTCGGTAGAAGGTGACGCTATCCATTGCCCCCATAAGCACACGACCAATCGCAACCTGATCTTCCTCTGAATGTTGTTTGCCTGGAGTGATCGGTGTGAACGCATTGACCTTCCACTCACCTTCATCAAAGTCGAATGCCGCCAGATGTTCGTTGGGTTCCTGTGCATTACGTGCCTCATAGAAGAGATTCACGTCAGGCTTCTCGCCCAATAGCTTGATGCCGCTATCGAACCAGCCTGCGAAGGCGCTGCCTCCCCGTGCTGACATGAAGCTCTTGTCATCAGCACGTTCTTTGCCGGTGTGATGGGCAACAATCACGCAGATATTGTGCGCCTCAATCAAGAGATCGATGCGATCCAATAGCTTGTGAATCTCAGCGTTGTTGTTCTCTTCTCCATCAAAGAAGTTAATGATGGGGTCGATCATGACGAGGTCGGGTTCGTGATAAGCGATCTCATCGCTGATCATCTGGATGTCACCGTCTCGCATCAGATTCTTACGTAGGCGCCCACTCGGAATCAGGTTGCTGTACCCCAGCTGCAGGAGATCAGGGTCGGATTCAAACTTCCGATAGTACATTTCAACTCGGCTCTTGATGAACTCACGGATGATCTCCGCTTGTAACCACACCACCTTAAGCGGTCGGCTGAATGGTACCCCCATGAATTCAGTGCCCGTTGTAGCAGCGGCGGCAAAGCCACCAAGCCAGTTCGACTTGCCGATCTTGGGCTTACCTAACAGCAGCACCCTTGAGCGTTGAAAGACAAAGCGATCACCCCAGTACTGCTCAACCGCGGAATCATCTAACTCAGTCCAACTCTCGTGGGTGAATACCTCTAACCCCAGCGGGTGCTTTACTTCTGCAGGCTCCGCTTCAATGGGATCTTCCTGGCTCTGGATTTCCTTGAGCTCTTCAGTGAGATCGACATGCCAGTTACTTGTCTGCCACCTCAACGCACCACCATCAACATCTTCAGGGTGCCGTTGGATATGACCATGGATAATGCTGACCGTTGTCTGCGTGACTTCGATCAGTCCCATGGGTGGGGCTAAGGTTTGATTCCAATCCTGGGCTTTGATCAGCACTTCACGCTGACCCCAGCCTTCCTTGATCCACCGGCCAACCAGCCGTGCCAAGGTATCGTTGCGTTCACCCATCTTGACTGGGTCTTCAGTCAGATGCTGCGTGATCTTCTGGACTTTGCCTTCGTTGTTGAACGCTAAGATGTTCTCAAGATCGGTTTGGTTGAGGGCAGGTAGATCGTCCATGTCTTCAGCAATGAAGTGTTCATCGATCTTCCATTCGTATCCTTTGCTGGGTGTGATCAGGACGTAGCCGCCTTCACCACGGACATCCAGTTTGTTGGAGCCAGTGGAGTTACGAACGTTGACTCCACCAATGGAGTAGAAGAAATGGGAGCCACCTCGAGGCGTCTTCTGCCTTAACGGGGTACGACTGACACCTCCCTGACTAATCCATTCGACTGCCTGATCCGAGTCAGCGTCCAAGACAGCGAAGGTAATGCCTGTGATCGCTGCCCAGTTGGCATTGGGATACATCTGGTGCCATGTCTTGACCTCTTCCCACGTAGGTTGAGCACGTTGGTAGTGCTTCCAGCTAACCCGTGGGGTCTTAGCCCAGCGTGCGCTCAGGGTGGGTTCATCATCAAAGGGATGGCGGCTGCGAAAGAACTTAGGGACCACGTCGGTAGGACTACCGCATGGGATAAGGTGGAACCTGTGTTGCCACAGATTCTCTAGGATCTCTAAAGCTGCCTCTGGTGATAGGTCTTCCCCACCACCCGTTGGCAGAAGCAAAGCCATCAACTTCTCACATGTTCAACCCCCAGCCTGACTTGCATCGCAGGACTACGTGTCTTGCTGATGTCATCAGGCTGAGCGATTTTTGAATTGATCTCCTCGGCAGGACCAAATATCGATTCCCAATCTAGCTCCCCATTGGAAGCCACAATGAATTTCTTAGCTTGCTTCACTGCTGGTGAGCGAGTGAGGTAACGGTACTGCCTGATGGACGACGGATTGATGCCTGTTCGACGCACAACCTCGTCGTCTCCAAGCTTCCAAATCCATTCAGCTAAAGTAATCTTTTTCTTCGTAGCCATTTTTTGAAAACGTACTCTGCTCTATAGACCGCCAATAGAAAAAGTGTATCTTTTTCCTTGACTCCCCGTCAAGCGCATGCGATAAATGCTCTGTGATGTGGTGTGTGTGTATAGAGAGAATAGGAAAATTGCTATGGAGATTGCGGCTTTAAAAGCTCTGCATTTGCAGTTCACGACGAAGATAAAGAAGTTAGAACGTGTGCTTGCTGGGGTCGAACGTGACCTTCTAGACCATCCCGAAATTCAAGAAGCTATCCTTCCCCTTCACAACGCTGGCGGCAGTAAGACTGTCGATGGTGTTTGTGTGGAACTGCGTCGAACGCATCATTGGGATCAGGAAACGCTGACCGATATCTGCGACCGGATCGAACGTCCTCATTGGCCTCACTTCATCAAGGAAGTCATTACCTTAAAGGTAGACAACCGAGAGTGGATGAAGTGGGCGGCTGCTAATTTAGATGCTGCTGACATGTTCACTCCAGCCTATGGCTTGGAGGTGAGTCAGCCGAGGGTGAAGGGAGTGAAGGAGGATGAGGATGACTGAAGCCACAAAGCTTGAGCTTTCCTTCACCCCGAAACAAATTTCCTATCTGGCTCACACGAGTTGCAAGTCGTTTATTCATGACCAATACGAACGTTTTGAATTTGATGACTCGGATGACAATGTGAACCACATGGTTCTAGGCTGGCTGCACTGGCTTGAGAACGACTCATACCTCTCGGCCCTGATCATGCAGCAATTTTGTATTGCACGGGGTTACCGCGCATCCATCCTGACCGATGAACACAGAGGGGAATGGGTAGTGTGGACCGATGATCCACTTGATATGGAATGACACATGAAGATTAAAAAGAACAAAATCTATGAAGAGGGTGCTTCCCCGATAAACAAACTTGCTGTACGGATGCTCTGGCGTGGAGAAAAGTACGAACCGCCCCATAAGTTTCTTAATTGTTTTAAGACTCAACCCTCGCTCTATCAACTTCCTTCAGATCAAGGAAGCAACGTTACATTGGTAAATCATTTAAGAACTATGACTGGAAAGCGATTTGGCAGGCTTGTCGTACTTGGTAAGCATCAACCAGATAAAAACTATCTTGCCGTTGTAAAGAACGCAAAACTCCATAACTTTCTTACAAAACCCCCAAAGAAAACAGCCTCCGATATTTTAGCCTTCGAAGAGAAGTATAAAAAAAGGCAGCACAACGGGGGTCACGCTAAATGGGTCTGCCGTTGTGACTGTGGTAATTACTGTCTTCAGTACACAAGATCTCTAAAGAACGGCCGTGGAAATCTCTGTTCTGAATGTGAGCATTTAGAATACATGAAAGGCAAGACATCACAAAAATCAACCAACCAAAAGGAGGACATAAATGTCACTACTTGAAGCTGTCTCTCGTCAAGGAGAGATCCCGCCCCTACGAATGAACATTCAAGGGACGGATGGAATTGGTAAGAGCACGTTTGGAACGGGTGCTCCTGACCCGATCTTCATCCAAGCAGAGGATGGCCTTAGCTACTTAGATGTTGATCGCTTCCCTCTATGTAATACATGGAGCGACCTGATGGATCAGGTTGAGACGTTGTTCAAGGACGACCACAAATTCAAGACCGTCGTGCTTGATACCACGGACGCCGCCGGGAATCTTTGCGAACAGCATGTTTGTGAAGATAACTCATGGAAATCTATCCAAGCACCTGGCTGGGGCAAAGGGCCAGCTGAACTGCGCCTTGTGTGGGCACATCTTCTTGATGGACTCAACGCACTGCGAGTGGATCGCCAGATGAATGTGATCTTACTCTCGCATGTCGAGGCAAAGATCTTCAGTGATCCGAGTGAAGGAGACTACAACCGCTGGGAAATGCGTTGCGATAAGAACGTCAATGCGTTGATCAAGGATTGGGTGGACTTCAATTTCTTTGCCAACTACGAGCTCAACAAGATCTCTGACAAGCAAGAGAGAAAGAACCGTGCCATTGCGTATGGAAAGCGCAAGTTGTTCACGAGCTTCAATGCTTCGTTCGATGCGAAGTCACGCTTGGAACTTCCCAAGGAACTTGAATTCACTTGGGAATCTTTCGCTGATGCCTACACCAAGGCGCTATCTAATCAACAATCTAAAGCCGCGTAAGGAGAACGAACGATGGCATTTGACAAGCTAGACCTGACCCAAGTTGAAGACACCAGTGGTGACTTCGAGCCTATCCCTGATGGGAAGTACATGTTGCAAGCAGTTCATTGGAAGGATGATCCGTCAAGCACAGGAAGACCCATGCTGACTGTTCAGTTCTCAGTGGCAGAAGGTAATTATCATAACCGCATAATCTTTGAGAACTTTGTCTTAACGGAACCCGTTGCCTTGGGACGCTTGAAGTCTTGGGTCGCTTCTTGTGGGTTGGAATCGGAGATTAAAGACTTCAACTCTTCGCACATGAATGACTTGATGAACAAGAAGTTCCGAGCCAACGTCAAGATTCAGCCGCCAAAGGATGGTTACGGGGCATCCAATGGAGTGAAGTCTTTCCTACGTCCAAGCAATGGTGATCAAGCTCAAGAGGCCGAGACACCTGCTGCTGAGGCACCGGCTCAATCTAAACCCAAGTGGAGCAAGTGATTGGAGGAAGACGATATGTATCGCATGTTATTTGAAGATCCAAATAACCCAGAGCGGGAAGAGATCCTCAATATCATCGCTGACTGTATCGATGACCTGAGTGATCAAGGGTTTGATGACAAGGATGTCATCGAATGCACAGTTAAATACGCGCTCACGTTAGCTTACTTAATGACCACGGAAGAGAGCATGGATGAGCTAGTCGAATCCATTAAAACCAGCGCTCTAGAAGTCAGAGAGCAAGCCATGAAAGCAAATAAGAGGAATCTCAATTGATTAATACGCAAAAACTTTCGCTGCGTGCTGCTGTTAAAGGCATGTATGCCATTCAAAAAACACGGATCAAGGTAGGCAACAACATCGTTGCAAACTTTAAGGTGAAGCTAGGGCAAGAACCTGGCAAGCCGGAAGAGGAGTTGGATGCTGATGCCAAGATGTTGCTGAGCCAGCTGCGACTCTCTTTCAAAAAGATCACCGAAGGGGTGGTGTCCATGACGCCAAAGAAGTTTAAGGCCGATGGCATTATCTCAGACTACACCGAGTACGCTTTGATCCAGCAGTACATCCAGCTTGAAGAAGCTGAGAGTACTTCGTTACGTAACATTCACTATGCGGTACGTAACTTCCCCATCTACTACACCTTCCTTGAAGAAGTTAAAGGATGTGGTCCGTTGATGGCGGCAGTCATCATCAGTGAGTACGACATTCACAAAGCCGAGTACCCGAGCTCACTGCATAAGTATGCTGGGCTGGACGTGGTCAAAGGTGAGGGCCGATCCCGTAAAGCGCATCATCTTGAGGACGATACCTACCTTGATGCCGAGGGTAAGGAGCAGACCAAGAAGTCGATCACCTTCAATCCTTTCCTGAAGACCAAGTTGATCGGTGTCTTAGGTAGTTCCTTCATTAAAACGGGTGGGTATTACCGCACGGTTTATGACAACTACAAAGAGCGACTTGCCCACATGCCTGCTCATGAAGAGAAGAGCAAGGGCCATCGTCACAACATGGCCGTGAGGTACATGGTCAAGAGATTCCTCGTGGATCTTTATGTGGCATGGCGGAAGCTTGAAGGATTGCCAGTGGCATCTGAATACAGTGAGGGGAAGTTAGGGATTAAACACAAGGCGGCTTAAGCCAAAAAAGACTAGACAACCAGAAAATTCGAGCGAGCCACATGACCCAAGACAACCAAATTCCTCGAGCGAGTCATTGTAACGAAGACAACCAATGGATATCAGCGAGCCAGATGGTCCAAAGACAACCATGGGAGAAAAGCGAGCCATGAGCAACGAGACAACCAGCGAAAGGGAGCGAGCCATCTGCAAGGAGACAACCAGAAGAAAAAAGCGAGCCATGGGAAAATAGGAACCCATTAACCTGAAATGAGCCAGAAAACAGCAGTCAACCAATATGTAAAAGCGGGCCAACTGTATATAGAAACCCAACTGACGTTAGCGAGCCAGAAATGGGGAGACAACCACTGTGCACGAGCGAGCCATTGGGTGAGAGACAACCACTGAGCATGAGCGAGCCAGCTGAACGAAGAAAACCAATGTTGTGCAGCGAGCCATGGAACACAAGAAAACCACGCTTCCTTAGCGAGCCATTGGGTGAGAGACAACCACTGAGCATGAGCGAGCCATCGGTAAGGAGACAACCAGCGGTGTAGAGCGAGCCACGGAAATCAAGACAACCAGCAATGAAAAGCGAGCCATATGCAATGAGACAACCACCGAATGGAAGCGAGCCAGAGAAGAAAAGACAACCAGTGGCAGCAAGCGAGCCAATCCGCCTGAGACAACCACGATCACAGAGCGAGCCATTGCGGATGAGACAACCAAAACTGCCAAGCGAGCCATGAGGATCAAGACAACCAATCTTACGGAGCGAGCCATTGCCCAGAAGACAACCAACGAACAAGAGCGAGCCGAAATCAGGAAATCACCCTATGGATAAGAGCGAAACATGAAGTTACGTTACTACCAACAAGAAGCCCTTGACGGTCTAAACCATTGGTTTGCCACGCAGTCTCGTGATGCGTACCCACTCCTTGTGTTACCCACGGGGAGTGGGAAAACCATTGTGTTTGTCTCGTTGATCAAAGAGATCCTCGAGATCGCACCCGAGAACCGCATCCTCATCTTGGCTCACCGCCAAGAGTTGATTGCTCAGGCTAAAGATAAACTGCTCATGGTCTGGCCCGATGCACCATGCAGCATCATGGCGGCAGGACTTAAAGAGTTCGATGCCAGTGCCTCCATTGTGATTGCCAGTCGAGACACCTTGGCCTCCAAGAAACGTCTTGAAGCAGCACCTCCCTTTGATTTCATTGTGGTGGATGAAGCCCACCATGTGTCACTTCAAACCGAAACTCAGTACCGCAAGATACTGGATCACTTCAGGGAGTTGGGCGATCCGTGGATCATGGGCTGCACGGCTACGCCTTATCGCATGGGCCAGGGCTACATCTATGGATTACAAGATCAGTTCTTTCGAGGAGTGGCTTATCAAGCAGGCATCCCCGAGCTCATTAAACACGGTCATCTTTCTCGTTTGTCTGCGTTTGCTGTGAACAAGCAGGCCGTCATCGATGCATCCAAAGTACGGCTTAAATTTAAGGGCGGTGACTATCGGGAAGGTGAACTTGCAGAACTGGCCATGCATGAACAAACCATCTTGGCCATCATCGCTGATTGGATTGATAAGGCTTACACCAAAGGTCGTCTTAGCACGGTGTTCTTTTGCGTGACCATTGCTCATGCCGAGAAGATGACGCACTTCTTGAGAGAAGCAAAGATATCAGCTGCACTTATTACTGCTGAAACTCCCAACGATGAGCGAGCTCAGATCCTTAAGGACTTTGAGAACGGTAAGATTAATGCGCTATGCAACGTTGCTGTGCTGACCGAAGGTTGGGATGCACCACGCACTGACTGCATTGCTATCCTACGTCCCACTAAATCACTGGGCCTTTATGTCCAGATCTGTGGCCGTGGCATGCGTCCATGGGGAGAGAAAGAGAACTGCCTACTTCTAGACTATGGTGAGAATATGGAACGTCATGGCTGCATTGATGTGGCGAAACCGCCCACACCTGAAGATGAAGAGAAGGAAAAGATCTGGATTTGTGATGCATGCCTGCATGTGAATCCCATCGATGCACCCCTATGTGGAGAGTGCAAGGCGCCGAAGCCCCTTCCTGAGATCGTGGAGTCCGATGTGATTCCTTTTGAGGAAGCAGAAGAAGATGCAGCGGCTGCTCGTATTGCCGCCAAAGGCAATGTGCTTTCGGATGAACTGAAAGAAGCACCGATTCAAGAGAAGGTGCATGACATAAAGAATGTCACGGCCGAAGTGAAGGTGTCAAAAAAAGGCAACACGTACTGTGGGATCTCTTTCTTTACTGAAGATAGTTTCTATCCCTACAGCATGGCTCTGATGATCGGCATGTATGGGCGTGTGGGTGTTAGATCCATGGCGCAATGGCGCAACTTAACTCAATGGCCTCATGACTTACCGCTGGATGTGGATGAAGCCGTTAGGCAAATAAATCTGGGGGCTTTCAACAAAATCTCCTCTATCACGGTACGTAAGGAAGGAAAATACTGGAATGTTGTTGGAACTGGATTCTGAAGAGTACTGTCAGGCGCTGGTTACGCGCATTGATGACAAGGTTAAGGAGCTAGATCAACGCTATCGGGGGCACCTGGGGTTCAGTGGCATTGGTGATTCGGATGAGCGCAAGCTCTGGCTGAACTTCCGCTGGTGCCTGCCGCCTACCTTTGAAGGCCGCATGCTACGTCTGTTCGATCTGGGCAATCACATTGAAGATCAGGTGATTGAACATCTAGGCAACGTCCTACCTGTTGCCGCCAAGGATGAGGATGGAGAACAGTTCAACACTTCTTTGCTAGGCGGCCACTTCGCTGGGTCCACGGATGGTCTAGTCAAAGATGTGTTCCCTGCTCCCAATGAAGACACCATGCTGCTCTTGGAAGTAAAGAGTGCTAATGACAAACGCTTCAAAGAACTGGCCAACAGTGAGGACTATGAGGGATGGTCAGAGACTTATCGATGGCAGATCCATTGCTACATGGGTGCTTTCAATCTGGAGTACGCCCTCGTGG